GACGCATAGCCTTTTCTCTCATCTTAGCTCTACCTAGTAAGAATGTAAAGGCATCGTCAGTCGCTGCCATTATCTTAGTAGAGTAAGTAAAAAGATTATTGTTATTTATACCACGAATCATATTAGTAAACGCAAAGATAGCACGATCTTGTCTAGATGCTCTGCCACTATCTTCTGCCCATCTACGCATAACTTCCCAGTTAGCGTCACCTTTAGTAAACTCAATAAATCTAGTCTTAATAGTAGATATATCACCACTCCAGTAGCCATTTAACTTAGTAAAGAATAAATCAAACGCTTCTGGTATAGCTTCTAACATACCATTCATAGCTGCAAGGCTGCCACGTACTGTAGCTGCGTCTCCAGTAAACGGATAACGCATAGTGGCTCCTATAAATGTAGATAATGGACGTAAAAATGTTGCACTACCTGTACCTAAAAGTGCTCGAAGTGGTGTTTTAGGTCCACTAAGTACACTATGACTTATCATTTCCTGTAAGCTACGTATTAAAGCACCAGTACGTTGTGGTCCTTCGCCTGCTATCTGTCCACCTCTGAGTATAGTTCTTGCCCAGTTGTCAAAGTCATCTAGATTATTCACATTCTTCATCATAGAAAATGCTTCAAATAGTGCGTTTAATAAGTTATCATCCGCATCATCTTTAGCAATCTTAAGAATAGACATAATCGAATCTTTAACATCTTGCATGTCAGACGCTACAGCTTGGTTAACTGCATCATTTACTTGTGCTCTAGTCTTACCAGCACCAAATGATCTAAAATAATCAGATGCTACAAACCTAGATTTCTTAGTCTGTGTCAAAGCAGTTAGCATAGTATCTATAATCTGCTTTGCTGGTCCATCTATATCATCTAATGACACGTAATCTGCTAGCTCTCTACCAGCTATACCAGTATCTCGTAACTGTTTTAGTAATGATCCAACAACTAAGTCAGCTGTAACAACTGTTTCAGCAGACCAAGTCTCAAATGTCTCATCACCTAACGGTATGCTAGCTTTTTGTTTCTCAAATAGTTCACTTAAAAACTCTTCCGCAGGCATATCAGCTGCGTTTCTACCTTCAATAATCTGTCTGTAAGAATGAACTGCATCACGCCATACTTCAGCCAAAGCTTTTCTATTCCCTTTTACAGACTCCATTTCAGTTTTAAACTTCTCATCGCTCATCAGACCTCGTAGAGTACGTTCGACTACTTCGTCTGTTGTACCACCTTCTAGTGCTATACGTTCACGTTCTACTGCTGTAGTTACACTTCCTGTAGACCCGTCTTCAGATCCCCAATCTGTACGTGTACGTTTTAACTGATCTCTAGCCTGACCGGCGTCAACCTCAGAGACATTTGCACCTTGATGTCTTTGTGCGATAGGTGCATTTTTAGCTGCACGAAAGTTAGTATCTCCTTGACGTATTTGTGCTAAAGCTTGAGTTGTTGTTTGCTGCTCTATGCTTGAGTTACGTTTTATAATTTGATTCTTAACACCAGCTCTGCCTTTACCTATTAAATGAGCTGCCCCATCAAATATCAGACCTATACCCATACCTTCAACAATGTTTTTGAATTTCATCATCATTGGATGGTCAGTATCTTTTGTAGTTAGTGGTGTATCCATCCAACCATACTGTTTAGTCAAAGCTCCTAGAGCATTATGTCCATCTGATTCTTTAGATATTAGGTCAGAAACTCCACCAATAGCCATAGCTCTTGTAACAGTTCCAAGTCCTAACATCTTGGCTGATGCTGCTCCTAGTAAAGGTATACCAGCTGCGGCTAATCCTTTTGCTGATAATACTATACCGGCAGCCATGCTACCAAAATGTACTGTACCTCTTAAAAGTTTACCCCACCATGTTTTAGTTATGATAGGATCATCTTCATCAACAAATGGATCCCAGTCTGGTCTATAGTAACCTTGTTCCTCTTTCTCCTTTTGCATCCTACCAGATACAGCATCGAATGTTCGCTCTGCAAATGTAGTACTGGAAGAAATAGTATCTTGTATACCACCAGTTAGAATAGACTGACCTTCTTTAGCAAAAGCTTTTAGCCCCCACTTATCGTTGGTCATTCTAGGATCTATTTGTTCTTTTTCTTTTTGTTCTTCTTGTTGAACAGCTAGTGCTTGAGCTTCATTAATTTTATCTTGTGCGATAGATTCTTCTTCAAGCCTTTTTTCTAACTCTTCGGTAGAAGTAAATCCCGTAGGATCGTATTCTACATCAAATTCTTCCATAGTTATAAGTTTTGGTTAATAGCCTCCTTAGCGGCTGGACCATAAAGTGTATTTAATCTCATAAATGGTGGTATTTCTTCAATCATTGACTCATACTGTTCGATCTGATCTTCTGTAAAATTCATCAGTCTTCTGTATGATGTATCAGCATTACCAAATAAATGTTGATTGTTTGCTTTGTGATACAATCTAGCCAGTAATAGTTTAGATTGTGCTTGTTCGTCAAACAGTCTGGTAAAGTCTATCTTTCCCATATTATCAGTAAACACTTGTTTTAGTGCAGCTGGTGTCATGTCATATAAACCTATGTTTGTATAACCAGCTTGTACCAAGCCAAACACTTCTTGTATAGTATGTTCTGATAAAGGTTTACCTAGTGGTAACTCTGTAACATAGTTTCCATCTGGACCTTTAATAGCATTTACACCACCATTCTCTACTTGACTTGGTGTTTGTAAAGCACCTAACATTTCTTTATATTTATCACTGCCATCGGCACCATTCTCAGCTGCTATAATAGTTTTAGTAGCATTGTTTTTCTGATTTAGTAATGGACTATCTAATACTTTAACATCTGCATCAAACATTAAAGCTGGTATAGGTTTAATCTTACCAAGTTTAACTAATCTATCATGTGCTAGTTTTAATGGTCCTTTGTTAGGATATAATTGAGCAAGTAAAGTCCATGTATGATCTAATTTGTCAGCCTTACCACTAAAGTAATCTATGCCATTAAGTACAGGATCTTCTTCACCTTCTAGTAATACAGTAGAATTAAGTGCAGCTTTTGTATCAGCTTCATATACTTTACGTAATTTAAGAGATTTAGCAATTTTACTATCTTCAATTATATCACTAAGTACATCATCAAACTCACCATTTTTCATAGCTGCTATAGTTTTCTGTTGTGCAATTTCTAGTGCATCATTTCTATCGCCACTTACCTCAAATCTTTCTTGGTATTGTTTTTTAAAGTAATCACCAGCTTGGTCATAAATACCTTTAGTTGTAGTAGTTCGCCAAGTATAATCACCATATTTTTCTGGATTACCTCGTATTGCAGCTAACTCTTTAGCTCTACCATCAGATAGTGAGTAAAATAATTCAGACTTAACACTAAACTCAGGTCTACTAAACTCAGTCTTTTCACCAGCTTCTAATAATTCTTCTGCCTGTTGTCTAAGCTCTTCATTACTAAATGTAGTTAGCACATCTCTTGGAACTTCTTGACCGTTGTTAAGTCTAAGTTTAATATCATCAAGTCTTTTTTGTTCTGATGCTAAGTTGTTTTTTTGATTATTCTCAATAAAAGCTTGTGCTATTTTATTAGCATTAGCTGGTTGTATATCATAGTAACTAGATAGTTTACCAGTACCAGCATGCTGCTTGGCTTCAAACTTATCATGATATAGTAAATATTCTATATCCTGTTCATCAAACTGATCTATATTATCTGTTATCATTTTAACCCACATGTCATTAGCTGTCTTAGCTGGATTAGGGTCACCTGTAGCTTTTAGTATTTCTATTTTATTCTGTATAAAACCAGACTTATCATAGACACCGCTAATAGTAGCAGATTTAACGTTAGGATTGTTGTGTGCGTCAGCTGAAACTTTGATAGCGTTAATATAGTTTTGAGTAGATGTATTAGAACGTAAAGTATTTACTGCATTATTCTCAACATCAAATGATTGCCCAGCCCAGCTCTTTGACGTAGTATCAAAGCTAGGCATAAAGTTTGTAATGACTTGATGTTCTGTCATTCGAGGATTAGCCTTAGCAAACATAGCTACAAAATTAGCCCCTGCAATCTTCATCCACTCTTGCTTTTCTGAGAATGTTAAGTCTTCATATAACTTGTTATTATATAATAAACTACCTTTAGCTATTTCTAAGTATTTCGGCCAGTAAGTTGACATACTTTTTGACGCATGTCTGCCATTTAAAAACTCGTTAGATGTTATAGCTTTTTTAAAATCAAGCAGTTGTGTACCTGATACAACTTGACCTGTGGTATCTGTACCAGTTTGCTCAATAGTTGCTATTTCTATATCTTCATCATTCTTAAGATCACCTTCTACTTCTTGAAGATTTTTTTCAACAGTAGCGTACTGCTCACGCTTTGTAGGATCATTGTAGATAGCTATAAGCTCGTCAAAAGCTTTTCTATCTTCTCTAAACTCTTGACGCTGATCTAAAAATGCCTTACCAGTAACAGTAAGATTATAAAGATTATTGAGATTTTTAGCAGTTTTACCAGCTACTGTTTTATTGTAGCGTTCAATATTGTCTTGGAAAAACTGTGCTCTATCCTTGATGTTTCTGTCAATCTGATCATTAACTGCTTTAGTTAGATCAGGTTCTGTTTGTTCATAGTCTAACTTTTCGTTAGTAAAGGGAGCAGCTTCCTGTCTCCCTAGATATTCAAAATAAGATTGTGTCATCAGCTTATAAATGGGTTAGTATCTGTAAAATAACCACCAATTCCAAGAGGTTGGTTCACAAGAGGGCTTTGAAGTAACTCGCCACCAAATAGTTGTGAAGTACTTAAACCAGCACCAGCACCAGCCATACCAGTACCAGCACTTTTACTAAATAATCCCATGCCTTGAAGTCCACTAGCAATACCTACAATAGTACTTGCAATACTTAACGCACCACTAAGTCTATCAGATGGAGGCATCAATACTGGAGCACCATACTCTGGTCGTATACCAAGTGATTGTCTTGTTTGGGCTTGAACACTTTGCATCTTCAGTAATCTCGCTCTGTAGCGTCTCTGCATCTGTACTCCAAACTCTTTTTGTACAGCATTATCTAGCTGTCCTCTGGCTCTGGTTAGAGCAACTAATCCTTTTCTTTTAGCTCGTCTGTCTCTACCACCTTCATCGACTGAGCCTTTTGTTTGTTGATATTTTATAAAGCCTGCTTGGTAAGCTTTCCTTGCTTGACCCTGTACATACAAGGCTCGCTGGTAGTCATTACTGATAGCTCGGCTATAACCTGTGGCAGCACGTTGCATACCACGAACAGCAGACGTTTCTCTGTTCCAAAATTTTAGGGATTCTGAACGATACTTAGCATCCTTCTCCATCCATCTTTGTCGGGCTGCATGTCTTGCACCCGCATTAGCATCTACGCACACGGCAAAATTCTATAAAATCTAATTGATATGGTCCATTCTTAACTTTACGTAAGAACTTAAAACCTAAAAACTTTAACAGTTTTAAATGCACTGTATTTCTACAGTCTACTATGTTCCACAATAGAGGCTCTTCACGGCTATCGACATACCGCTTGGCTTCTCTTGCAAATGTGATGGGATAACGATGAATCTCTGGAGTGCATAACATCCAGATAGCTCCACCGTCTCCTACTCCGGCTAGTCCGGCAGTCTTGCCGTCAGGGACTGTGAAATACACAGCAGAGCCTTCTTTAGCGACCATAGGTAGAAACACCCTCGGATCAAGTCCGTGGCCTTCTGTGACCTCTCTGTAGTCTTCTAAGCGTAGGTTGGAGGCTACCTCTGTGGCAGCCTCGATAGTTATTGGGTGTATGTAATTAGGCACGTTTGTAAAATAATGGTGAATAGTCTCCCTCCCATGCCATCGCTCTTAGGGTAGCTGGAGCTGGGTGACTTGATTTAAGTGTAATATCTACGTTTTTATTCTTTTCGTAAACAGGTATAGTTTTAATGTACTCTTCTAAATAAGGTGCATCTGACGCTTCATACTCATCTAACAGTGGTGACTCATATACCTCTGTATAATCATCTTTTCCTACACGAGTCAGTGTGGTTTCGTAAAGACCTATCTTACCGAAGTGTAATTTAAGTCTGTGTAAAATAAGTGATGAGTTAACATCGGCAAAAGATTTTTCTCCTGAGATTTTTTTAGGGTAAATTCTAGGAAACTTAACAAGATACTCGTATAAATAACCTATAGTAAATGAGCCTGTAGACCAGTCTCCGGGTACTGTAAAGTCATCTGCATTAATTACAGTAGGTAAAGCATACCTTGCTAATCGAGTTGCGTTAGTATTTAAGTCAACTATAGCTAGAGAATAGTTAGGTGAAGTAACTTGATCTATCCAGTCTGATTGGTTAGTAAATGTTGTTAAGTTTGTACTTGCATTATATACACCATTACTCACAGTAGTATGATTATCTAGGTGTATCTGATAGTTAACATCATCTTGTGTGATGATAGGGTCATCGTCTGATTGTACAATTTTTAGACTTTGTAAGAAGTTATCTGTATCTAAGAAAAAATATTCATCATTTATAATAAAATGATACAGTAATGGGTTGTTTAATTTCCATTTAAACCATGCTTGCTGCTGTCGTTTATCACCTATAGCTAAGTATTTATAACCAAATACTGTGTCAGAATTAGTTTTACCTATTAATATAAGAGAGTTTTCTCGTGAATTAGTAAGTAAATCTAGATTTTTTGGTAATAATGTAGGTACTAACTTGCTAATTTCTACAACATCAGGCTCTCCTTCTCTAGATGTGTTAGCCATTTCATTCAATCGACTAAATTTACCAGAATTATCAAGGTAAGATATGGTAGTACCTAGTGATATAGGAGGTATATCTTTATTATAATTAAATGTAGATACGCTACGCAGCTTTGCTGTATCTGGATTTAGCACAGTATCATCTGTAGATAGTAAAAACTGTTGGTTTGTACTAAATACTAGCAGTCCAGCATTGATTTCTATGCCATCAAATATATCAGATGGAAACATAGATGCAGCAGATATGTCTATAGGGTCACTAGCAGACACAGTAAGAGCTGATTCTATGAAGAAATCAGGGGTTCCTAACGTGCCCGGTCTAGATAATATGACGTTTTCGCCTGCTAATAATGCTAATCTGTTACGGAAAAACAATACTTTATTAATACGTTTACCGACAAATGTAGGTAATGGGTTAGTATTATCATCACCAACTCGTCTATCCTGATACGTAAACTGTCTTACAGTAAATGTAGTTGTAGCTGTACGTTGTATAACTAATGGCATGTTTGTTAAAGTTTTAGCTATACCCGGTTTTGCACATTCACTCCATGAGCCAGCACCATCTAAATTATTTTCTCCGTCAAATCGTAGATAGTAGTCATCTTCGTCAGACATTCTAGCATTTTGTACCTTTACTATATACCCATGTCTACATTGATTAGGTAGTAATGTAACATCATTTACTGATTTTTGAAAGACTCGCATGAGATCTTCTTCAGCTATTTCTACGTTAAATGGGTTAGCACTAGATAAATATATACCCGGTCCTATAACTTTAGCACTTATACCAGCCGGTAAATCGCTAACTATACCAGCTAATATAGTATCAGCCGTTACAGCTGTATCAGCATCAAAAGGTGTAGGTGTAGGTCGAATGAGCCCATCGCCTGCACTAGATAATGTAGCCTTAACTTGTGTAGTTTCTATTTCTTCTACACGTACTGTATAGTTAAAACCTTCCATGGTAACTGTTACTGTGTCACCTACATCCCATCCTTCACCACCATGTAGTAGTACCACTTCTGGTTGATAACTGCATCTATAGTTACTACCTCCCGGTCCATTACTGTTAGCACTATAGTTAGGGCTTACACCTTGTTGACCTAGAGTTGTAATTCTAAATATAAGATTCGTTTTACTTCCAGAAGCTGTACTAAATACCTCTGTTCCTATACCGGGACAGTGCCCTGTACCGTCAGATTCATCTAGTGTATGACTACTAATTTTTACACGTGTTGCTCGCTTTACAGTAGTGAGGCTAGAAGTAGCAGAGCTATCGTATATATTAATACCGTATTGACGTCCATTTTCTGTTCGTAAAAGTTCGATCATAGCACAGTGGGCTTCTGGTCTATCATCTGTAGTTCCTGTTGTACCTACCAGCGTATTAGCATTAGAGCTGTCACGACTACTAACAAAGGTAGTGTCGTTAATAGTAAGGAACTGTAAATTTTCTGGTTCACTTGTTGCAAGATAGTTTTGTATAGCTGTTTGACCACCTGTACCATAGGCTGTAGTCATCAGCTGTCCGTCACTACAACGCCAGACTCTGACTTGTCCGTCAGCTGCAACTTGACCTACATAAGATCCTTCTGTCTCATCACGAAAGTAATGAAACCAAGAACCACCACTCTGTACATTAGAAAGTGGTGCAGTTCCTATACGTTTTGCACCCGGTCTTTTATATAATCCAAGTGTAATATCAGGTATTGCATTTACAATATCCGTTAGCTGTCCTTGGAATTTTAAGTGATCTGGTTGTTCTGAAATGCCCGAGACAAAGCTAGGGATAGTTTGTGTAATGCCTGCCATTATCTTCTAATGTTTCTCCATGGTTGATAAGTTGTGTATGCTGTATCATCTTCAAATCCAAACATACTATGATTGCCTTGGTTACACTCGTACTCCATAAGAGCAGCACGTGATAAAGCTTCTTGCTGTCCTAATAATTGTACAAGTTGTGGGTTAGCTACAAGCTGTGTAGCTGCCATACGTGAGGCTCTGTAAGTTATGTATCTTTTAAATACAGGAGGTAGATCTTCATAGTTATATAGTCTAATCACATCCAACTCGATTGAGTCAGCCATGTCAGTAAAGACATCTGTATGATCTATCTTATCATATAAGAATCCTCCACGTCTAACAAAATTATAATGTCTTCTGCTCCAGTTGTCTGGTAAATCTATCTTAACTATGTCGTTAGATATAGCTATCTTGTTTGTGTTAGAATCTTTGTTAAATGTTACATGACGTTCTCTGTTGAAGTGCCAGCCTTCCGCCTGTGTGTCAACATTAGCGTCACGTAGTAGATTGTATATAAATTGTATTTCTGGGTTAGCGTTAGCTATAGCTCCAGTGGTGGGATCTTTTAATTGTGTTATTGGTGCTTGACCTATGCTACCCAGTATAGAGTTCACTGCGGATAGTTCGGTATCGGTGTCAATAGTTGTGGTAGCCATAAGAAAAAAAGGGAGCCGAAGCTCCCGTATAAAAATAAAAATTAACCAAATGCTGTTGGTGCTGTGTTTGTACCAGCGTACAATTCTACAGCAGCAGCTGGGTTTAAGAAGTCTGCACCCATAGCAAGTCTTCCGAGGATTACATCACCTTGGTAAACCACTGAGATGTCTCCACTTGTTACTTGAACTTGTGGTCCGATTGCTTCTACAACTCCAGCAGCTTCCTTCTGGAAGATTAGTCCGCAAGAGTTGTTGAACTTAGCTTCTTGTCCGTAGTCGTTAACAGTAACGTTATGATCGTCACCCATTGACTCTCCTACGAAGTCGCCTGTGTTTCCGGGGTCTGTTACACCGGGAGATGTGCCTGATACAGCTCCGTACTTAGTACCAAACTTGCCAAAGAAAGGAATGTTCATTGACTTGAAGATCTTAATTCCAGCGATTTCGATGATACCATTACCTGTTTGTAATGCTGTACCTGTCTCGTCTCTGTTGATAAGACCGTTAGAACCTGTCTCTTGGATAAGTTCATAGTACTGTCTTGGGTTAAGTACACCCACTCTACCATCGTTAGAAACTCCTTTCTCGTCTAGTGCAGCAGCTGCATCGTAGAAAGCGTTAATAAGTGAAGTAGCAGTGTAAGCTTGGTCAGCGTTAGTGCCTGCTGCACCAACCTTGATTTGAGTTCCACCGGGCTCTACAAAGTTAGTCTTTGTGATTGGGCTAGCTTTTCTAGCTGCCTTAGTGATAGCTCTAAAGATCTTTCTGTCGTACTTCTCAGCAAGAGCGTATCCGATCTTCTTGGATATTTCACCACGTAGGTCGTAGTGTGCTAGTGTTTCGTCTAGCTCATAGACAAATGCTGAACTGATTAATAGGTCATCGCATGTAATTGTCTTTTCAGCTACTGGAGGTGCTCCATCGGAGTTACCTAGTATGCTGTTGCCGGGTGTATGATACTCGGCTGTTGTTCTACCGGTGTAGATGAACTGTAAACTCTTACCGTTTTGTAAGGTTCTCTTCATTACAAGGTCTCTAGCGATTGTGTTACGCTGGAATCCTTTGAACATCTCACCGCTGAACAACTTTAAATAAAGGGCTCTGCGTTGCGTAGTATTAGCAGCAGCACCATTATCTGCACCCGGAGCGGTTAAAGGGGCTAGTTGGCTAGCACCTGATTGCTGTTGTGCCATTGATATGGATTGTTGTTAAGGGTTTATATTGCTTTGTACAAATTTTTCTCGAGATTTTTTGTGGTCTATCCCACCGTCTAGACGGCATAAGGTATCTCCGTAGAGGCTTGTGCCAATGGCAGAGGAGTCCGACTCTGAGGTGCTCCCCTGCTTTTTATTACTTCACAAATTTTGTGTAAGCAATGCCACGATATACGTAAGTTACTTGCATTGTAATCTCCCATATACCCTAGCCCCGTTCCATGCTAGGTTGTCATGCGTCCCCGAAGGGATGAACGGACGTGGACTTACCCTACAGCTGGAGCTGTGAGGGCTACATTTGTGGACTCAGCTGATGCTAAGTCTAGTGGAAAGTTGTGTGCGTTACGCTCGTGCATAACTTCAAAGCCTAAGTTAGCTCTGTTTACAACGTCTGCCCAAGTTGGAACGATCTTGCCGTTTGCGTCAACGATGGACTGATTAAAGTTAAAACCATTAAGGTTGAAAGCCATGGTGCAGATACCCATTGAGGTGAGCCATATGCCAACCACGGGCCAAGTAGCCAAAAAGAAATGTAAGCTACGAGAATTATTAAAAGAAGCATATTGGAAAATGAGTCTACCAAAGTAGCCATGTGCAGCTACAATGTTATATGTTTCCTCGTCTTGACCAAACTTGTAACCATAGTTTTGTGAAACCTCTTCCGTGGTCTCCCGAAGGATTGAGGAAGTAACAAGGCTTCCGTGCATAGCACTAAACAAAGAACCACCAAACACGCCCGCAACTCCGAGCATATGAAAGGGGTGCATAAGGATGTTGTGTTCCGCTTGGAAGACAAACATGAAGTTGAATGTTCCACTGATACCTAAAGGCATACCATCAGAGAATGA